ATCTTTAGCAGCAAGAGCGGGTTTATCTGCTCTGACCAAGTCTTCTTCTTCAATGACCTTCTTACGATATGTGTCCTCATCGACGGCTGTAAGACCAGAAGTCCATCCGGTCATATCCATATCGTCCCAAATATTCTTACTCATTAAAGAAATCCTCCAAGTTGTTTTGTTTCTCAGCATTCCAACCCATAGCATCAAGAATAATTTTGACTGGATCTAGAAAAGTTTTCTCAAGCTGAGTATCATAGTCAATATATTGTGCCAACTCAAACTCTTTTGGCAGCACGGTTACAAATCCCATAACATTTTCCATAATGGGATTTGGCATTTTCATATATAGAAACTTCATCTTGTTACCAGATTGGATCTGCTCATACTTACTAGTTAACTTATGTTTCTTCAATTGGTCATTGTATAATAGTGCAGCACGAACATGAATTGGCGTACCGGATTTATATAGACTTGAGTTATCTTCAAACTTTCGAACATCTGATACACCACGAGGGAAGGCGATTTCTTCTGGTGTTAGATCCATCCACTTTTCTCGTAACTCTTCAATCCATTTCTGAACTTCATCTTCACTTTGAGTTACCACCTTCTTCAGTGTATCCATAATCAATTCTTTGACTATCTGCGGAGTAGAAGAACGAACGGCTTCAATACCAGTCACTTTCAACTTTGGTTCAGCAAATCTCACACCTTCATTGTCCCAAACATGTGCAATGTATCGTTTCTTCGCTGTCCAGATGGCTTTATCGGCGATGATTTCACGTTTCATCACCATCTTCTGTTGTGGTGCTTTCATATAGTCAGCAAGATGTTGATATCCTTTATCTAGATGTTTCTCAATTTCTACTGATGCTTTGTTTAGAAAGTCTACGATTTTTGTCTTGTTTGTCTCATTTGGTAGTATCTTCTGTACCAATGCACTCATATTAAGATACACAGAATCGGTATCAATCGCAATCACATAGTCTTCGTTAGTCTTCAGTATATTGTTTAGATATTCATTAAGAATCTTCTCAGCCCATCTAATAGTAAACTGACCTGATACAGTTATTGCCTCTGCAACACGTTGATCAAAATATCTGAAATATTTATTTGCTAACGCTCCATAGAAAGAGTTCATTGCAATCTTGATAGCCATCTGGTTGTTGTCGAGAATGGATATCTCTCGTTCAATACTTTTAGATTTTTCCTTCTCATATCTCTGTTTTGCGTCTATCATCTTTTGTTTGATAACAACTCTTTCATCGTAATATGATTGAATAACCTGTGGGATGATACCTTCTATGTCATTACGAAACAACTGACCTGTAGCAGTAAGACACATTCCATTTGGTATATCTAAATCAGGCATCTCTAGTAGTTTATCAACGTTTACTCCAGATACAATATCATTTACTACAGTCTCTGGACTCATATTGTATTGCATAATGAGATGTGGATATAGAGAGTTTAGATCAAAGGAAACCACCCAATCATGAAGACCTATTTGTGGTTCTTTTACATAACCACCTTCGATTGTATCATACCGTGAATCAGTCTTAGGCGGTACAACAATCTTTCTAGATTTGAACTCATTATATAGAATAGCATCCCAAATGCCAACGGTCTTCAATGTCTCGCCAAGAGTACACTTAGCACGATAGGCCATTGTAAGTACCAAATCGATTAGACCAAGTTTGTCCTCAATCTTATCAACAAGTTCCACATCTTTTACATTATACTCCACAAACTTTTGATAGTCGTGTTTGTATAACATATGCAAGGAACCATATTCACTATAATCCAATTTCTTCTCGCCTAGAATCACATTAGCGATATGATCCAGTTTATAGGACTCTTGTTGTCCTAGTGTGTTGTATGTAAATTTTTTGAACACATCGATATAATCCAACTGTGTGATACCAACCAGATTGTACCTTAGATGTTCCACACCAGCTATGAAAAGATTATCTTTATTGACAAGTTTCCAAGGTGACAGAGACTTTACCATATCCTCACCAAAGATTCTTGCAATACGATTGACAAGATAAGGCACATCAAAAAACTCTGAATACCATCCAGTAAGAATATCTGGAACATGATCAGCCCAATAATCAATGAAATCTAATAAGAGTTCCCTCTCATTTTTGCATTTACGATAAAGAACAGGCATTCCGCTTTTTTCTGGATTGAAGTCATATAGACCCCATGTGTGGTAGATAGTACCGTTATTGTTCTTGATAGTGATGGTAATGATTTCATGTTTAGCATCACGCGGTTCTGGAAATCCGTCTTCTGATGCTACTTCAATATCAATCGTGCAGATATTGATCTGATTGCGATCATACTTAATCGTCTTGGGAAATGCGTCTGAGATGAATTGATGGACATAGTTGGTTGTTCCATATACCGTGAAGTTATCTACATCCGCGTACTTATCCATAAACTCTTTACAATCACGCATAGATCCAGGCTGTACAGAATCTACAGTACGTCCGTCGAGAGTCTTCCATGCACCCTTTGGCGAGGGAATATAAAATGTCGGTTCAAACTTGACCTTCTTAGTAATCTGTGTCTTGTTATTGTAACCACGAAACAGAATCTGATTACCGTATCGATCTACATTAGTGTAAAAAATGATAAACCTCCTTAAAAAAAAATGGGAGAGCATTGCTACTCTCCCATTATAGTCTATGGAGTTATAGATGTCAACTGAAAACTTTATTGACCCAACTTGCTCCGACGAAATAACCGAGTGCCATTACAAGCACTCCTACTGAGAAGATTAGTTGACCTTCCATTAGATATATCCCTTCCTAGTATAGATTGAGTAGTGTTGAGTATATCCGTTAGCGATAAGTTTCTGTCGTCTTTCGAGTTCAGCGTGATCCTTAGCGCCGCTTAGAAAATCTTCTTCCCAACTGTATGAGAAAAACTTTTTTACCTTTGAAAATAACTTACTCATTTAGTAACTGTGCTGCCTCCTTTGTCTCTTCTTTAGCCGTGTTAATGCTAACTTTCCTCGGCTTCTTATGGTCTGGAATGATGTTTTCGAGGAAGACCTTGAGCATTCCGTTGACAAGAGACGCATCCTTAACTTCGATTGTGTCAGCGAGGTTGAACGTCCGTGAGAAGGCACGATTAGCAATCCCCTTATGTAAGAAGTTATCGTTATCGTCAGATGTCTTACCTGCAATCTTCAAGACATCGCCATCAATCTCAATTTCGATATCAGACTTAGAGAAACCAGCAACAGCAATCTCAACGATATATTTGTTCTCTTCGACCTTACGAATATTATAAGGCGGATACGATGGAACGTTCTTTGATAATGTATCGTTGAATTCATGAAGACGATCATGGATTCGATCGAAACCAACAAAGAATGGTGAATTTAATAGGGAAAGAATGTCTTTAGTCATCTTTTGACCTCCTAGTTTAGCAAGGTTATGTTGTGTGATACCCATTCGGCGTATCACGATTTTATTTAGTTTGGACTCTCCCAAAAGTCACACCACTTTACCGTAACTCAGGTATGCAGGTGTCGCATATCTATTCAATTTGAATTGCAGTTCACGTAGTTATTAACAACCTTACAATTGTAATTACTACTATTATTCTGTTGTCCAGTTTGACCATTAATAATGATAGGAGTCATCGTACCATCATAATTCCTCTGATACTGCCGACCATTCAATTCGTAGATCTTGTTAGAATTTTGATCAATACGTTGACCATTACTATTAATCATATATGCATTGTTGTTAATGGCAGATCGATTGTCATATGGCATTCCTAGAGAATTACCAAACAAACCACCAAGCAACCCACCACCAAGTACACCAGCGGCAGTAGCGAGCTTCTTGCCATTACCCTTGCCGACAAACTTGTTCGCAGCAAAACCGCCACCAGCAGCTCCTAGAAGCCCACCAACGGTAGTACCAACATCAGTAGTCTGACAAGCACTCACACTCAAACCTAGAACCGCAACAGCGGCAATCATTGACTTACGCATCATATTTCTCCTTGTTTGCATCATCACAAAGTCAACTTACTCTACTAATATAATATCAGTCGTATTAAATGTCAACCCTTTTTTTCACTAATTTTGAGATTTTTTAACTTTTCTTCAAAAAGGTCCAATTGTAGACGTAGAAAGGAAATTTGCTTATGGGTCGACAAAATCCCTCCTTCGTCATAACTTCCGTCGTGAAGATATTGGTGGGAATCCAAATTTTGTTCTAATAGTTTCAATAACGATACAGCGGGAAATTCAATATCATTGCCATCAACTCCAAACCAAACAGTGGTTTGAATATCACCAGTATCGTTTAACCACAAATCTGAATTAACTGTTAAAGACCTTGTATTCATAAAAAAACGCTCCTTTCAAGTTATCACTTCTTTCTACCAATACTATACTTTGCCACTAACTCCCATTCTTTCTTTTCTTTATAGGGAAGAATTTTAATTTGATTTAAAGGAGCAACAGGATTTGTAGTCTTTGTAGAATCTACAAGAGTCACTAGGTCCCATTGTTCTAATAAATTGGCAATCGCATTACGTCTACCAATGTCTGACTCATTTTCGATGAAGTCAGAAGGCTTACCGTCAAGTGCGAATAGTTCTTTGAAATGTACGATGAAGTATCTGCCTTGTTTGTGCAGAATATGACAAGACTGATATAACTTCTTATCTTTACGAGATGCTACACCAATGCGTGTTAGTGTCTCTTTTACTTTTAGAAAGTCATCTTCATTCTTTAGATGTACTTCTACCATATTACTTAATTCGGTCATTATTCATTCCACCTCTCATCAATTTTGTTTTTATTGTTACAAGTTGTTCATCATCTAAAATTTTGAGTGCTTCCTTCGCCTTATTGACCGAGTATCCATAATAATCGATCACCGCTTGTAAGTCCTCGTCACTAGTATTCTTATGCCATTTTGAAAAGCGTTTACGTTTTCTCACAATATTTATTAGAAATGAATATTGTAGTAAATGGTCTAGATGAGAGTTCATATTCATCATATTAGCATACTGTACCGTATCTGGAAAGTATGATAGTGACTTATTTGTCAGATAAGGATTATAAGTTTTCTCCGCTAGTTCTGGGTTATCAGAATTGGTGATGATATCTTTCTTACCTAGATTGATATCGTTTACAAAGTCAAATGGATTCATAATCAAATTCCCTTCACTCTTAATCATATTCTATTTTTATAACCTTGTCAAGTGTTTTGAGTATTATGCTCTGAATACTAATAAAAGTATTACATCATGAATACTAACTAAACACTTGACAAAACCTCGTTGAAGAAGGTTGAGTATTAATCGCTGAATACTAACAAGAGTATTAATCGGTGAATACTAACGAATACCTTCTTCAACAAACATTTTTCGTACCTCTCTCCAAAGAGTACGAAGATGTTTATCTGAAGATGTCATTGCTTCTCTTATTTCTCTCACATCATCAAGATCTTTTATTGCTTTTTTAGATTCTAAATTCATACTTTTCTTACAAGAAGAACCAGCTTTGCGTTTGTGCCATTTGTAGTTTGAGGCTGTAACACCAGCTTTCATATGATATGGAGTCAAACCAAAGTATACTGATTTAACATACTTCCAATATGGAGGTTTGCCATTATCTGATCTTACTCTTGGTTCTCCTGTTTTAGGATCAATGATCGTATTAATAACTTGATAGAGAAATTTTATTTTATCACTTGTATAATTTTTTAGACCTTCATTGAGATGAGTACCTTTTTTATTGTATTCTATATTAGCCCATGATCGAG